TGAGATCAAGTATGTAGTAAATAAAGCCGGTAAGGTTATGTTAACTGACGATGAGATGACCACAGAAGATTGGTTGAAATCATTTTTAAGGCTTACCAAGGCTTTTGCATTTCTCACGGGATTACCATTTTATACTGTTAAGAGAGTAGCAAGTGGAGTCATTGAACTGGCCACAGAAGGTGTAGAGGGTGTAGGGAAGACAGCCAAGACATTAATTTATGGTAAGTCTCAAGTAATAGATCCGGAGAGGAACCGTAATTGGGGAGATCCTAAAAAAGGGAAAAAGAAGAAAAGGGTATATGCAAATTAATAAATTGGAAATGAGTTTGAACAATATTAATATCATTAATTCATTTTATAACTACCCACATAGTTTATAAAGTAAATATAACAGATTGACTCCTGTTTAAGGCCCTGGGTAAATCATTATCTGGGGCCTTTTTGTGCCCTTGAAAGGAGAAGAGTATGGCAACAGGATCTATTAGATCAATAGCCCAAAGCCTGGGATCTGCATCAAGTGCTGTTGATATTACAGTAAATACTGATCAACCTGTTTGTAATGGTGTATACATTGGTACAAGTGGAACCTGGCATTTTGATATTGATGGTACTGAGGTAGTTTTTAATTTAACTGAGTCAGGTACAGTCTTACCGATCAGGGCTACTAAGGCAACAACTAATGGTACAAATGCACCGACATCCGGTGATATAGTTTTTCTTTATTAGAGGGAGGAGAATATGGCAACAGGATCAGTAAGGTCATTAGTACGCAGTATTGGAACTGCATCAAAGGCTGTTGATATTACAAGTGTTGATGAACAGCCTCTATGTAAGGGTATATATATTGGTAATATATTGGGTACCTGGTATTTTTCCGTTGGTGCAGGAGTTGCAAGGCAAACAGCAACATTAGCCTTATCTACTGCTATTGTAACAGTAACATCAACTTCAGGATATTTTGTAGGGTCAACACTAACAAAAACAGGTGGTGCAGGAGAATTTGGAACAAATGCAAGAATTACTTCTATTGATAGTGATACACAGTTTACTGCTACTGTAGACCATGAAAGAGCAGGTGCAATCACATTCTCAGTTGGTGGTAAAGTAGTGAAATTTCAAGGGACAGAACCAGGAACAGTGCTACCAATTAAGGCTACAACGGCATCAACGGATGCAGGTGTAATAAACAATCCAACTACAGGTCAAATAATTTTTCTTTATTAGATGTTTACAGGAATAAGTAGGACCCTTAGTGGTCTGAGGTTTTTGCAGGATGTTAGATCTATTGTATGGGATAAACTAAAATGTTTTATGCCATTCGGTGGACAAAAACCGGTACAATTTGTAGGCACAGGTTCTACCAGTTTTGATGGTAGTAATGATTATGTATCTGTTGCAGATGATGATACATTAGATTTGACAAGTGGTGCAACATTCTCTGCTTGGATAAAGTTGGATAATGTTTCAGGTGAGAAGATTGTTATACATAAATCTGATTCTTATAGATTTCATGTAGTAAATGACTTAGTTTATACAACTTTAACTGGGTTAAGTGATGAAACTCTTTCAAGTGGTACTTTAGTTGTTAATACTTGGACTCATATATCTCTTACTTATGATGGTGCTATTAAAATAATATATATAGATGGTGTTCAAGTTGCTACAGAAGTTGCTACTGGTAATATTGATATAACTGCAAATCCTGTATATATTGGTGGTTCTTCTGGTTCTTATCCCTTTGATGGCTCTCTCAAAAATGTAGCCATCTGGAATCGTGCTTTAACTGCTACAGAAATTCAGAATGTGATGTATAAGACATATGCTGAAGTAAGTGGCAGACTTGGTGATTCTACACTTGTGAGTTGGTGGGCTTTGGAACATTCATATGCAGGAGAGAGTGATCTCCATGTTAAAGATGATGCAGGTAGTAATAATGGTACTTTAGGTTCTGGTGGAATGAGTGGAGCAACACATCCTACTATGGCAAATAGTTCAGCAAATAGGAGTTTATATGGTGGAGACACCCCTGTAATCCCAAGAGCCATAGATAACGCACCTACAGTACAAGCAGATGCCATTGGAAGTGGGAGTGCTTTGTTTGATGGAGTAGATGATTATATTTCTATTGCTGATAGTGATAATCTATCTTTTGGAGATGGTTCAACTGATTCTGCTTTCAGCATATCTGCTTGGGTAAAGATGACAGATGCAACTGATTTTACCATTGCACATAAAGGAGAATTTAGCAATGATATTGAATGGCGATTTTCAACTTATAATGATGATGACATCAAATTGATATGTGGAGATGATAGTGCAGGAACAACATATATAGGTAGGGAATATGATACGGCTTTAACATCTTATGAAGGTAGTTGGATTCATCTTGCAGGAACTTATAGTGGAAATGGGCGAAGTGATGGAATCAAGATATATCTAAATGGAGTACAAGTAGATGATGCAGATTATGAATCTGGCTCATATACTGCAATGGAAAATCAAGGTGAACCTGTCCAAATAGGTAGATATAATACTGTCTATTCAGACGGCAACATCTGTCAAGTAGGTATATGGGATGCAGTTCTTGACCAAGCACAAATCCAGAGTATAATGGAAAAGACATATGAAGAATTGACTGCATCAGAGAAAACAAACTTAGTCTCATATTGGGCTTTGGATGAAACTATAGAATCAAGTGGAAGTGGTGCAAGTTTTGTATATGATAAAGTGGATGCCACTTTGGGGAGTGAGATGATTCCAAATGGTGACTTTGACACGAGTGCAAACTGGGTTTTTGATGATGCTTATGCTCATAATGCAACTACTAAGAAAGCAGAGTATGATGATTCAATGTCTGGAAAGTTGATAATGAATGATGCTCAAATGCTTTCTTCAATAGTATCTGGTAAAGTATATAGACTTAGTTTTACAGTTAGTGATGGTACTATGTCTACAGCTTGGTATAATACAAGTATATCAAATGTGTACATTGCGAGTGCATTATATACAGCAGGAACTCATATATTATATTTTATAGCACCAGTATCTGATGGAGGACTACTTCCTTATACATACACAAGTGGTACAACATTTTCAATAGATGATATCTCTCTCAAAGAAGTCAATGGCAGTGCAGGACAACTAATCTAATGGCGACTACAATATCAGCAGGAACTAATCCTTACAAACTCGGCTCTCCTCCAGATTTTGGGGTACTCTACTCAGGTAGAGCCATTGAGTTTGATGGTGTTGCAGATTATGTTTCTTCTGGTACTTCTCCATTATTAGAGGGATATACTGCTATGACAGTATCATTGTGGTTCAAACCATCTGCTGTGAATGTTAGTGGGACTTTAGTTTCCAAATTGCAAAATGATTCTACTAACAGACCTTTATATATTTACCATACTAATGCAACAATAAATTTTGGTATTAATGATGCACAAAATCAAGTTACTGGGAATGTGTTAGTTGCAGACCAGTGGTGTCATATTGTTTGTGTATATGTTGGAGGGACAAGTATTACAGTATATATTAATGGAGAACAGTCTGCTCAAAATACTTCATCTATTGATGCATCATTAGAGGCTGATGGTGCTTCTGAATTTGGGCTTGGAGCACAGAAGATTGATGCTACTCCTGAACATTTTGCTACTGGCAAAATAACCAATGTCCAACTCTGGGACAAGGCTTGGTCTTTATCAGATGTACAATATGCATACACACATCCTGAGAAACTAATCACACACAATAGTTCAGTAACATCTGGTACTACCATATCCAATCTAAAGGCTTGGTATCCGATGGCAGAGGGGAGTCCAAGAAGTCCCCAAACTTCAATACTTGATGGTTCTCCTAAAGAGTTGGGGAGTGATTTAGTTACAGATGGAGATATGGAGTTAGCAGGTACAGATAATTGGGATGATAAAACTGGAGTAACTGTATCAAAAGATACTTCTGTTTTTTATGCAGGGAGTCAATCTTTAAAGGTAGAGACTGATGGCTCAACAACATATGAAGGTGCAGAACAAACTATATCTGCTACAGTATCTGGGGCTATTTATAAAGTAACTGGCTATTATAAGACTGATAATATTGTAAGAATCTATTGTGGCAATTCTATTAATTATGAAACACTACCTGTAGTGAGTGAATGGACTGCTTTTACAGTATATGTCCCACAAATAGCAGGTTCTGGTACTAGATTAATCTTGATGCATCAAGTGGCATCAAAGACATCTAATTGGGATAATGTTGTTGTCAAAGAAGTCAAAATGGGCAATCATGGTACTACTACTTTCACAGAAGTGATAAAAGAAGATGATGCATCAGCAAATAATATTGCAGGAAATTGGACCACCACAGGGACTTCTGCTACTCTTTCTTTTAGTACTGATCGGTATGAACATGGTAATGAGGGGGTTGGCTCTTATGTCTATAGTGAGTTTAGTGGAACAGCAGGCAGTAGTTATTTAGTTGAATTTAAAGTTCTAAACAAAGATGTAGGTTCTGATTTTGATGTCACTCCTGTTATTTATAATGGAACTACATATAAGGAAGGTACAGCCGTTACTATTTCTGCATTGGAGACTACTACCTATACTTCATTATCTGAGACTATAGTGACTGATGCAACATCAGCAACTTCCAGGTGGGGCTTTAAAGTTACTGATGATCTTGGTAGAAAGAAGTTTAAGTTAAAGGATCTAAAGATTACTGAAGTAGGTGTCGCCTCTGGTTGGACAACTGCCGATGCAGAGCCTTTAATTCCACAGACTGCTTTGATGGGATATAGTAAACCTATGGTGTTTGATGGGATTGATGATTATCTAACAAAGGCAGTTGCTAATTATAGAGCATCAGATTCAAGTGGAACAATATCTGCTTGGGTGAAATGTCCAAGTAGTTTGACAGGTGGAACTATTTTCGGTACTTCTGATACTGGTACTGATGACTATTATCTTGATTTTGGTATGTATCAAGGTGAATTAAATATGTGGGAAAAGAATGATGATTCTGAATCACAGGTAAAAAGTACCACAAGTATTAATGATGATAAACTACATCATTGTGTATTAACTGCCGATGGTTCTGCTTATAAATTGTATATAGATGGACATCTTGAAACATTAGCGACATCTACTGAGAATGATGGTAATTGGTTAAATGTAACTGGGGATGCAGAAAGAGATAATATTACTATTGGAGTATTAACACGGACTGGTGTTGGTAATTATTGGGATGGAGAAATTTTTGAAGTTTCCCTATGGAATGATGATTTATCTCTTGCTGAAGTACAAGAACTATTTAATGATGGTGTAGCCTTAGATGCTACTACTCATTCAGCATCATCAGAACTTGTAGGTTATTGGAAAAATGATGGGGCATCTACTTGGACAGATTTAGAAGGCTCAGATGATTTAACATCTTCTGGTTCTCCAGACACAATCCTCATCCCAGAAGGCACTACTGCCGGTAAAGATTTACTCGGCTTCCCTCTTACACATCCGAATCATGGGTGGCTAAATCTTAGTGGGAGTGAGTATGTAGATTTGGGACAATCAATTAATTTAGGAGAACTATCTACTATTTCTCTATGGTTAAAAAGAGATAACCCAACTGTTGATATTACTGTTCCATTAGGTGAAGATGACAATTCTTCTGATTATTTCTTATATCTTAATCGTCACCTTCAACTTTATGTGAGAATAGGAGTACCCTATTATTTATTTGATGCCACAGCACTTACAACTGCAATAAATACAACTGACTGGATGCACATAACTGTTCTAAGAGAAGGAGCCTCATGCAAAATATACATCAATGCTGTTTTAAAGGAAACTATGACTTCAATGCATGATTCTAGCGATACTTTGGAATTAGATACAACAATAGATAGAATTGGTCAAGGGAGTGGTGGTGGCTCCGGTCATGTAGGTATGATAGATGAGGTAATGTTCTTCAACAAAGCATTATCAGAAGATGAAATTGAAGATAACTACCTTGCAGGTGTAAATAAACATAAGAATTAGGAGATTTGTATGGCACACTATGAAATGTATATCAGTTTAACTAAAGATACTTATAATTCCACGGTCCCGGCAGTACTGCAACCAAAGTTAGGATGGAAGGTATTGGCAGATGACAGACCAACCAGTGCAAATACGGTTGTAGAGATTAAAGCCTGGATGGATACCAAAAGCCTTAGTTATACATCAGATGATCTAAAAGCAGATCTTCTTAATACGGTTGACTCCACTCCTACTGAGGATTATACACCTACCTGGAGAGAAAGTGCCTTCAGGGGGAAATTAGGGGCACCCAGGGTGAGTCTGAATGGTGGTCACATTATATTAAAGGGTGAATTCAGTATGTTAGAAGGGGAATTGACTGCTATGATGGCATTAGGTAATGGAAAAGTCTATCCTAATAATTCAATATTAACAAAGACAGAGGCACAAACTTTAGCAAATGGGAGTCTATTTACCAGTGGATAGTATATATGGAGAGTATGGCCTCTGGGGGGTTGTTGTCAGTCTCTTCAGTTATATGATCATAAATCTTATTAAGAGTCAGAAGGCACAGACCGAAGATCTGGAAGTTATAAAACAGGCTATCAGAAAGATGGAATCAGTGAATGATAACACTCAGTCAATAGTTTTAAAATTCCTGGACCGGTGGAACTCTGTTGAATCTAAAAATGAAAGACGTTTTGAAAAGAACATTGAAATGCAGAACAATGTTACAGACACGCTTAACTACATTATGGGTAAGTTAAATAATAAGGGAGGGTAAATGTTAGATTCACTAAAAACAATAACAGCCGGTATGGGTGGTGTAGGTGTATGGTGGATTGATGGTATATCACCAATAATCCAATTACTTATATCACTATTCACATTGGCTTACATATGCTTAAAAGTTATGAAGGAGTTAAAATAAATGAGTGCATTAATGGGGATTTTACTAAAAACACTGTTCACTGAAAAGATGATAAAAAAATTACTGCTTATATTGGGCGATTATTTAGTTAAATCAAGTAAGAATAAACTGGATGATATGGTCTGGAAAAATGTTAAGGGAAAGTTAATGTAATGTCCGCGAAATATTATTAAATTCAGGCATTAATAAGGAGGCAATAAGATGGCTAACGGTAATCCAATATACCTGGGTGGTGGTAAAGAGAAGTTTGATGGTGATCAAGTTAATATTAGTATTAACCTATCTAAACTTGAGAATGAGGCCCAGGAATATATCTATGAGTTTAAAGGCGAGAAGTATATTAAACTTAATGTGAATGCATTGAAAGATGGGATTGATCAATATGGTAGATCTCACAGTGTACAAGTAGATACATTTAAACCTGATAAGCCCAAGGAATCTAAAATGGAAGATGATCTCCCATTCTGATATAAATGAAATAGTTACAGATACCCTCAAGTCCATTGGTATGTACTCTGATGAGGCCCTGGCCCTTTTAATAGGGACCGGGGCCGTAGAGTCAGGATATAAATACCTAAAACAGATAAAGGGTCCTGCCAGATCTTACTGGCAGATAGAACCGGCTACGGCTATAGACAACCTGGATAACTATTTAAGTTATCGGCCTGAACTCTTAAATAAGGTTGCTAAAGCATCAATGATACCTTACCAGATCCTGGATGAAATTAATTTAAAGATAATGGAAACCTTACTTACTTGCAATATTGCTTTTGCAATCTGCATGGCCAGGATCAAATATTATCGGGTCCCTAAACCATTACCGGCCAGTGGGGATCTTGAAGGCCAGGCTAAGTATTGGTTAAAGTATTATAATGCAGGTGGGAAGGGTACTATAGATAAATTTATGGACCATACTGTAAAGTATTATGATTCCGTCTAAATAACAAAAAACCCCCATATTTCAGGGGGTCTTTCATTGGCCTGTTAGATCTACAGGCTCTCCTTCCTTGATCTCAGATAGGCTTTAATCAGCCTTCCAATTAACTCCTGTATTGTGGTATTGTCTTTAATGGCCCGGATCTTCAGATCTCTTTTGTCATCATCACTGATGTTTGCCTTGACCATCTTCCATTTCATTAGTGGACCCCCCTATTTTGTAACGGCTCACCCATTTCATCAGCACATCCAACACAATGATGGGATCCGTATACTATACCAATGTCCCTTGGCTCATGTCCTTCACCACAACAGGTGCAGTACATTTTATTAAAACCCATAGCCTCTTTTTCACTTAGTTTAGGCAGACCGTGTGTTATTTGATCAGTTTTAAACAGATGGGTTGGTGGATGAAATAAAGAAATACCACTTCTATGTAACTTATTCATATCTATAACTAAGTCATAGGTTTCACTGAGATATTTATTTAATAAGAGGACCTCATGTATTTTCATATCTGAGATATCCTCAACTTCAGTCCACCCCTCTCTGCAACGGCTCATTCTATCTGGTAGTGACAGACTTGCATAAGCCTGTTCCAGGGAACCATCAAAAACAATTAATGAAGGATATTCTAATCTCCAGATATTGCCAAATAGTTCTATCATTTTGCACCTCTGTAGAATGGTGACCTGGGACTGAAAATACCCTTCTTTTGTAGGTTATGCTTTTTAGCATACTTGGAATTCACTGATTGTGTACCGGCCTTATTCCTGGCCACTTTTAGTTTACGGGTTAGTTTTGCTTTTTTCAACTTATTGACTCCTTTTTAAAACAACTGTTACATAATCTCTTCAATAGATTTAAGTCTACCGATAGTAGACCAATCCCTTTTGGGTTTTTATTCAAAAATTTCCAATCTTGACCTTTTTTAAAAACCTCTTTTTGACATTTATCACATTTCATTAGCGTATTGACTCCTTTAATTAGTATAACAAGTTAGACAATAATATAATACAAAGCAAGTAGTGTCCGTTTTCCCTTTTGTAACCTTATAAAACCTTATAAAACCTTGTATTTTATATAGTTTTTATCTCTAAAAAATGAAATTATAGATTATTCTATACTTATACAAGAATTCGGATCTGTCCGAGTTTTTATTCGGAATTCGGATCTGTCCGAGTTTTACGGAAAATAACAGACCGGGTTTTGGCTTGTTAGTTTCCGTGGATTCATATTTTAATATAATGTATATTCCATACCCATATGGTACCACATACTATCTATAACAGAATAAAACAAGGAGTCAACCTTATGTTAAACCATGACCTTACAATAAAGGTCCTTAATAAAATGTTCAAAGGGACCGGTGCATTCACTGTAGAACCTAAAAAAGCACTACCGGAATGCAATCATAATAACCAAAACTATCAACCTGAAGAGAGAGAAACTAATATTCAGGAAAGCCTGGTCTGTGACGATTGTGGAATAGACCTACTGGAGTTAAAATGAGAGAGTCAATTAATATTAAAAAAATGAAATACCCAGAGTGGTTAGCCTTGAGATCAAGTTACCTGGGAACATCCGAATGGGCCAAGGTGTTGGGAATATCCAAATGGGGTACTCCACTATCTGTTTATACAGAGAAGGTGGACGGTGCTGAGCCATTTGATAATGCAATTCTCAAACATGGCCGGGACCAGGAACCTGTGGTAACTACTGAGTTTGAAAGAGCCACAAAGTTCAAGTTATCTGAGGATCCATTTATCAGATTCCATCCAGAGTATCCATGCCTGGCAACCAACCTGGACCGTGTAACTGTTACACCTGATTACTCAGCAATAGTTGAATTAAAAACAACTGTTGGTTTTGTCTATGATACCTGGGAAGAATCAGGTTTAGATATATTTGGTAACCCTGCCAGGTTAAAAACAGATTACCAGATCCAGGTCCAGGGTCAAATGTTGATCACCGGGTATAAGAAGGCATATACTATTGTACAGATAATGAGAGAGTATTCTAAATACCGTACAGAGTATGTAATCCAGGAATGGGATCGTGATCCAGAGTTTAAATTAACTGGACTATATCTGAGTGACTGGTGGAATAACCATGTTGTTAAAAAGGATCCACCAGAACCAACACAAAAGGCAGACCTACCTGTAGCATTCCCAACTCACATACCGGATTCAGGGATCTATGCCAGTGATGAAATAGTTAGGGATATCAATTACCTAAAAGATAAAAAGATGGAAGTGAAACAGCAAAAGGAATTGGTGGAAGATCTGGAAACAAGGATCAAAATCTACATTGGAGATAATGAGAAGTTGATCGGCAATGATGGTATACTGGCCACCTGGAAACAGTCTAACGGTAGAAAGTATTTTCAATCAAAGTTATTCAAACAAGAACACCCGGACCTGTATGATGAATACATGGCAAATGGAAACGGGTCCAGAAGGTTCATACTTAAATAAAAGGAGTCAAAATGATAGATATTAGTTCAATTCAAAATAAGTTATCTGCCCCAAAGGATAATACAAATCAATATGGTGGCTTTAAGTACAGGACGGCAGAAGGTATATTAGCAGTGGTTAAGCCGTTATTGGCCGAGCAGAATATGGTACTCACTTTATCAGATGAAGTTAAGTCTTTAGGTGAATATCTATACATAGAGTCCACGGCCAGGTTAGTGTCCGGAGAGAAGATGATTGAGTGTAAGGCCATTGCAGGTATTGAACTTGGTAAAAAAGGCAACATGGATATGAGCCAGAAGTTTGGTTCAGCATCATCCTATGCAAGGAAATATGCACTCTGTGGTATGTTCTGTATTGATGACAGCAGTATAGATCCTGATACCCGACAAATCACCACCACTCATTCAATTGATCACACTGATAAAAAAGAGAACGGCAAGCCATCTACTATGGATAAGAAAATGGACAAGGTTAAATCCATGGTAAAAGAAAAGGTTAGCACAACCACCCCTGCTACTGATGTAATAAACAAGGGGGCTAAAAAGGGTCAACTATGGAGTGCCCAATCTGCTGAATATTTAAAGGAGGTCCAAGCACATCCCGATTGCCCACCTGGTACATTTATAAGGGTACAACTTGAACTGGATTCCAGGAAGAAAGACTAAACACCGATCTGATTGGTCCGGTGATCCGGAATGGGAGAAGTGTAGGAAAAGGTATGCCGGTTCCCAGGTAGATTTTACGGGTTCCGGCATACCTGGTGAAGATGGTATAGGTATGTTTAGGAGTATAAAGATTAAGAATAAAACAATAGGACCAATATATATGCATGAGGCAAGCCCCAAATTAATGAGGATGTTGGTCAGTAATATATTAGAATGTTATTCTAAGTTGTTCAATGATTTTAAGAATGGTAGAATAGTAAAGGGGGATATAGATGAAAATTAAAGGTAATGATATGTTAAGAATCCATACAAGCCTCAAGGTTGCCTTATTAACATGGAAAAATAATAAAATTATTGGTCAGAATGAGGTATCTAAATTCCAGAAATTATATGATTCGGTTGACAGTTTTTTAATTAAAAATAAGATTTTAAAGAAAACAGACTCATTAGGCCCTGGTGATCCAGGTGATGAGAATGATTACGGGGGACCAACAAATTGTGAAGAATGTGATTAATAAATTGGGGCAGTGTAGAAAACTTGAGCAAAAAGGTAAAGTAGTTGTCTCACAATCTTCGGTGGTTGGCGTTACTGAAGATACTGCCCCATTAATAAAGGATAATAAAATGAACCCAAGTAAGCAGAAAGGTAATAGATTAGAGAGAGAGGTGGTTAAAGTGGTCCAGGATGCCGGTTTTGTTGGTGAGAGGGCATATGCATCCAATGGAAAATCACTTGGCCTTGAAGAGGATGTAGATGTAAAGATGACCGGGCACTATGTACATCCCATTGACAAAACAAAGTTTGAGAGGTCATTTTCAATTCAATGTAAAAGCAGGAAAACTATAGCAAACTATATTAAACCACCAGAGAGTTGTAATTTTACAATTTTAAAAGAGGACCGTGGTGAACTCCTGGCAGTTATACCATTTAAAGAATTGTTAAAGTTATTGTGACACTCAGAGAAGAGATAGAGAGTCATAATCCACATTCCATAGTATGGGAACCGGATTCCCTGGATAATGCTATTGTAGGAATAAGTACCGATGGTATAGTTATATATGATTATGATAAACTTGCAGATATTTTTGTTAAAGAAGGAAAATTGAGTTATGAAGAGGCATATGAGCATATAGGGTTTAACCTGTGTGGATCATATTTAGGTGATTACACCCCTATTCAAATCCGCATACTAAGGAGGAATAATAATGAGACTAAGGAAGATACTATGGCCGTTTGTCAGTAGAACAAGATATGAGGTATTGCACGACAGATATATAGGTGTAGTAAAAGACAATAACAAGTTTGCTACCAGTGCCTATAATGTTAAGAATCTTGTGCAGTTATATGAGGACCGTAAAATTGGTGTTGGTAAACTGATGAGTGAGATCAGAGATATCTACTTTGGCTAATACTACCACTAAGTTGGGTAGAATGGGGGAACTATCAGTTGCAATAGATCTCCTAAAAAAAGGATGGAATGTATATGAGCCTGTGGTTGATGATCACGGGGTAGACCTGGTTGCTGAGAAGAATAATACTACACACTATGTCCAGGTCAAGAGCCACTCTCATTCCAAATATCAACAATCAAAACCTTCCATTGAAATAAGGCTCCGTAAGCCTTCTAAGGCAAACATCATGGCAGTTCCGATGGAGATGCACAGATGTATCTGTTATATTCCAATTATGACCGGTCAGGTATTCTTTTCCATTGCATACCGTGAGGCCAAGAATAAACAGAATGCCCATAGACAATGGTATGAGGATTACCTGGAGGTACCAGAATAATGAGTAAACATGAATTTCCAAGTTTTCAGTCAAATAATAAAAGTGATCATGGCCTGTTTGTTAATAATTTAGATCTGTCAGAGCCGGCCAGATTTAAGGTAGCATTACATTTAGTTAAAAAAGGAGTAACTGTTACAATTCCACCCATGACAAAGGCTAAAAGTTATGAGGATAGAATGAATCATGTAGATGAAGGTGATCTATATATTAATCCACCAATGCTTACTGGTGATAGGATGGAAGTTAAACAACTTACAACACAGTTCACTTGCGAAAGAGATTGGCCATACCCTAAGTTTTTTGTTTGTGCTAAACATTCTTTTGATAATGCAGATCCTATACCTCATGCCTATATATTATTGGCCAAAGATGAAAAAAATATGGCAGTGGTCCATTCATCAACACATCCTAGTTGGACTTCAATGATGGTTAAAGATGGGAGATACAAAAACATGATACAGGATACATATGTGTGCCCAACTAACCTCATTAAATGGAGAAAGATATGTCTGGATGGATAAAACTTCACCGGGATATACAAACTCACTGGGTCTGGGATAATCCAGACTATTTAAAAGCCTGGCTTGATATGTGTATGATGGCAAATCATAAGGCCAGGAAAGAACTGATCAATGATAATGTTGTTAACATTCCCAGGGGATCATTTGATGCATCATATAGGTTCCTGGAAACCCGTTGGAAGTGGTCAAGGAACAGAGTTAGGCGGTTCATTGATGCACTAAAAACGGACACGATGGTGGACACAGCAACGGACACAGGTCAAACCGTTATAACTATCTGTAAGTATGGAACTTACCAGGACCATGATAATAAAACGGATACACTAACGGACACACCAACGGACACACCAACGGACACAGTGACGGACACAAATACAATAAGGAAAGAATTAAAAGAATTAAATAAAAAACAACCCCCCTATAGTCCCCCCAAGGGGAACGGGGTCCTGCAATGGCCTTACACTCAGAAGTCAGTTCAGGATTCATCACTTTTGTTTATGTTGTGGGTTGGAGAAGATAAACTGATGGGCCAGGTGCCAACACCATTTGAAAGAAAGATCCTGGTAAATGCTTTATCCTACCAGAGTGTAGACAAGTGGGAAAAGTATTTGGATATCAGGGCAAAGAATAGATCCAGGGGTAAGTTCTACCACAAATCTATGAAGGCATTTTTTGAGGGTGGATTCCGTGAAGTGGTAGAAGAGAAAACCATTGAAGATAAGTTCACTAAATTCCCATCAGGATTGTATAAAGCCTTTTGCTCCAAGTGTGGGAGAAGACATATGCCTTCAGATAAATATCACTTGATGAAAGGATCTGAGTGCTGTCATGTTGAGTTTGTACCAAAATGGAAGTATGAATCTTTCAAAGGAGATTGAACAATGGTGGGTGATGCATATGAATCCTTAATGCAATGGAACTGTATATTTGATGATGATGAGTTAAAGGAACCGTGTAAGTTGATACAAATAGATAAACATTATACAGACAGTGAGATTAAATCATTCAGAGAGTATTTAAGTAAATCTGAAGAATATGATAAAATGATTCGTGATGTAAATGAGCCGTACAAATGGTATTTAGAATGGATGAATTGGAGGAAATATGGAACTGAAAGGAGATTGAATAATGTCAACACTATTTAAGAAAACAGCCTATGTTATTACTGAGGTAGAGTCACTTAATTTACCTAAAGAGATATTAAGCGAGTTAAAATGGAAACCGGATGAAGATATTGAAGTACTTATTTGTGTGAATCACACTTGTAATAAAAATGATGACAGGTATTTTTCTATTTCCATAACAAGAGAAGAAGATTTAAAGAAGTATGATGATGGTTATATTCCCGTATCCAAAACCATTGAATAATGAAAACTGAAAGGTATAAACGGGAAGAGATCCTGGATGTTTATAGGAAGGTAATAAGTGGTTTCATTAGGCAAAAGAAGGTGGTCCCTAAAGTGATCATAAAAAGGTATAAACAACTGTTACGGCAGGCCGGAAAGATAATTGAATGAGTAGTGGTGATTGGAATAATAAAGAGAATATCCCATATCCATACAAAGGTAATGCCCTCACTGATCCTCAGTATAAAAAAGACAGAAGAGATACAGAGATAGAGAATGGAAATGGATGGTGGTGTAATGATGGTAAGGGTTGGGATATGAATTATGAAACCTCAATGGAATATCATAGAAGAAAAAGGAAGGAGAGAAAATTGAAGAAAAAATAATTTACTTTACATAATATAATTTGGAATAGTTTATTTACATCAGTATTATAAACTATGGGAATGAGTATGGGGATATTCATTGTGCAGGGGATCCTGTGCATCTTATCATTTATAGCAGGTGCTTATATCTACCGGAAAGGGATAGATCAGGCTCCTGTATTTCCGTTTAACCCAAACAAAAAAGAACCTGAAAGTACTCAGGCATGGGATGAAGTATGATCATTCAGGTTCCATACCATTTTGAAGATTTTAAAGATCTACAGGAGTTGTGGGCTTATCTTGCAATTTCAGCAATACAAGCAGGTTACACTCCTATGGATATAATTATTGGGCTTGCATAATGAATTTGTTAAACAAATAGGATCAAATGGCTAAACCTGGACTCAAGAAAGGACAAACAAACAATCCTAATGGCCGGCCCAGGATCTCCCTGGCAGAAGAATTAAGGAAGAATCCTAAACTCCAAGAGGTTATTGATAAAGTATTTAAGTCAGCAACATCATTGGGAACTGAGGAAGAACATCCACAGGCCGTGACTTGTGCAAAGATCTTGATGGATAAGGCAATTCCTAATCTTAGGGCATCAGAGGTAAAGGTGGATGGCAACATCCAGTTACCAATTATCAATATTAAGTTAAAGGAGGATTAGATGGCAACCACCGTAGTAGCATCAACACTAACAGTAACCCTGACAGAGGCAGTAACCCTTAATGGGCAGAACCAGGGAGCATCAACAGTAGTAGCAATAGGATCAGTGGGGGAGGTATTAAAGCAGATAGTTAATGTAACAGAGACTAAAACAGAATTATTAAAGTTTGCATCCACGGCAGGCAGAGGTCAGACGATCACAAGCACCACTAAGTATGTCCGGTTAACCAACCTTGATGACTCATATAACTTAGTTGTTAATTGCATAGGTGCAACTGCTGACGAGTTCTATTATATTGTAAAACCAGGTCACAGTTTCATACTCTCCACAGTATCAAGTTGCATAGATTCGGAATCAGGAGGAGTTGTTTCATCAGTCAGTTTACAGAATCTGTCAACCATATCAGCATGGTGTGCAACTTCTGCTCAGACTGTAGATGTGGAGTTCTTTGTAGCACAAAGTTAATGGTAAAAAAACTATTAAAGTATTTTTACAGGATTAAATGAAGACTATCAACATAGATCTGAACCCCAACCAGGCCAGGTTCATTAAGGATCAGTCTCCGGTTGTGGGATTCTATGGTGGTATTGGTAATGGTAAGACCTATGCAGGGATCTTAAAGGGCCTGGTGAGAGTGCTTGATAAAGATCAGCCTCCGCAGTTGGGCATGATCTCCAGGCTCACTTACCCAGAGTTAAGGGATTCTACCCAGAGAACATTCTTTGAGTTGACCCATATGTTTGGGCTACTCCCAGGGATCCACTATGAATACAATAAGCAGGAGAATCGGGTCCTATTTAAGAATGGGCATGAGATTGTCTTCCGTGCCCTGGACGATCCGGCTAAACTACTGTCCATCAACCTGGGGTGGTTCTACATAGATCAGGCAGAAGAGGTATCAGAGGATGTGTTCCTCACACTCCTGGGCAGGCTCAGAGCCGTGAATGATCCCAAGTGTTGGATCACTGGTAATCCCCTGGGTCACAACTGGGTATGGCACAGGTTCATCCATGATCCGGTAGAGGGTAATGTCATGTACAATGCCAAGACTGAGGAGAATGTAGCCAACCTGCCACCAGGGTATATAGATAGTCTGATCAACAACTACAATGAGATCTGGGTCAACAGGTACCTATATGGATCCTGGGATGCCTTTGCCGGGCAGATCTATCCGGACTACAGCAATAAGGCCCATGTTGTTGCAGACAGGGATATCCCACATAGTTGGAGGAGGTTCATTGCCATAGACCATGGCCGGACCAATCCTACAGCAGTACTGTGGGGTGCTGTGGATGAGGATGATAACCTGTGGATCTACCGGGAACACTACCAGGCAGGCCAGGATGTGGACTACCATGCCAAGGTCATCAATGCCCACCGGAAGGAAGGTATGTATGAAACCTATGTGATAGATCCATCCACCGGAGCAGGGAAGAAGGATGATCCTGAGACTATAGGTAACCGGTACAGGCAGTTGAAGGTCCCGGTAGTCGGTGCCAATAATGATGTCCAGGGTGGTATAGACAAGGTGACTCAGTACCTGAAAAAGAATAAGATCAAGATAATGGAGTCATGCACCAACCTCAAACGGGAGATGATCAACTACCAGTGGGAGCAACCATCAGCATCCAGGGCATTACTTAATCAACCGGAAAAGCCATTAAAGAAGGATGACCATGCCGTGGATAGTCTCAGGTACCTGGTTGGAGAGGCTGTGGACAGCGTAAAGGTTGTAGACAAGAGAAGTGATACACAAAAATTTATTGATAAGATTATAGTTGAAGATAAATCAATATCATTATGGGACAATGTGTAAGGAGATCTGATGGGTAAAATAAAGAAAAAGAAAAAAATAAACAGGACTCATATTTACTCAAAACTTACTGATAAAATATCAGAAAAAGATGGAAAAGCAAGTGAACACACTAAGAAGAGAATGGTTACCAGAGACTTAGATACAGGTGAAAGGCTGTGGGACACGATGGAAGAAAAAGATGGGAAAGTAAATGATATAACTACTTCATGGGATCCTAAATCCGGATTTTATAGAGAAGAAAATAAGGATGGTAAGATAACAACATATACTGATAAGGAATTTAAAAGAAAGGCTAATAAGATACTTAAAAAGAAAAAGTCTAAAAAGAAGAAAAAAGTAATGAGGGTATCCTAATGGGTAAAACAAAGAAAAAGAAAAATACTACAGATTACAGTTATATGAATGAGCCGATTGGTGGTGGGGTACAGGAGAAACCAAAAAGTATATTACTAAAAGAGGCTAAAGATAGAGTCAAGGCAATAGAAGAGGCTATGGGACTAAAATACCCTGAGTCTGCCGGTGGAAGTTTACCTCTTGGTGAAGGTGGTAAGAAGAAGAAAAAGAAAAAGAAAAAGGTAATGAGGGTCACCTAATGGCAGGTAACATGGATTACTATCCTGCATCCCAGGATCCAATAACTGAACTGGCAGATGTAGCAACCAGGATCCCACAGATACGGGCATGGTTGGACAGATCAAAGAAGGCCAGGGAGAGGCAGGCAGACCGGTGGAGAAAGAATGAGAACCTGTATTATGGCAGGCATTGGGCAAGTCCTTCAAAGGGTACTGAGCATCAGTCCAGGTTAACATTCAATTTTCCCCTGGCTATTGTTGAAACCATTATACCTATTATTAATGACTTTCAGCCTACTGTGGACATTATGCCCAGGGAGCAGAATGATGTATATTTTGCAGACATGATGTCTAAGAGGTTTCAGCAGGTGGTAGATGAAACAGATCTCTATCACAAGATCCTACTGGCCGTAAAGGATGCACTGATCTATTCCAATGGGTTTATCCAGATTATGCCTGAGATTAAGGATGGTGTGTTTACCGGGTTTGATATCCATATAATAGATCCATTTACAGTTATTCCTCATCCATTTGCAACTGACCTGAATTTAAACCAGGGTGAATACTTTTGTTTTGCAGTTCCAATGGAGGTAGGGAAGATCTACCGGGAATATGGAGTTAAGTGTGAACCGGAGGGTAAACTGGATGACTACCGTGCATTCCAGGCATCAGATGAGGGATCAACACCGTTCCATGGATCCCATGATGCAGATGATGATATAGCACTACTAATTGAGTGTTATTCCAATGAGCCTGATATAGAAAAGTATCCCCATGGTAGACATACCATTATAGTAGGGGATAAATTGATTGTAGATGAACCCCTGGAACTATACAGACTTCCAATATTTATGGTATCAAATTACAAGAGTCCCCATACATTCTGGGGTATTGGTGAGCCTGACAATGTTAGGACCCAAACAAAATCATTCAATGAGGTTTTCTCAGCAATAAATGAAAACATAAAGAGGACCGGTTTCCCGATCAGGAAGGTAACCCAACGGGCCAAGGGTCAGATGACCAGGCCAATCATGGGGGCACCAGGTGAAGAGATAACTGTTGTAGATCCCACTGATGTAACATTTGAGGCACCCCCACCAATCCCTGCTTATATGCAGAATTTTATTACTCAGATGGGGTTATTCATGGAGCAGATCTCTGGTGTAAATGATGTTACCCAGGGTAGGACCCACAGGGATCTCTCAGGCCGTGCTGTAGTGGCACTCCAGGAGGCAAGTCAGACCAGGCAGAGGTTCAAGATAAACAAGGAAGTAGCCAAGTTCACAAAGGATATTGGTGAGTTTATGGTCCAGATGTTATTGGCATTTGATGAGCAGACAAGATCCATCCGTGAAAAGGATTCTGAGGGTGAATTCCAGTTTACTCAATATGATCCAATGGGTATATATGATTCAGATGGCAACCCTGAAACCTCACCTGAGTTTGATCCCAGGACATCCAAGAGTTTAAAAGACAGTCAGTTTGATGTAAATGTCACTACTGGATCCAGGTATGCCCAGGGCCGTGTAGCAAATGAAGAGAGGGCAATGCAGTTATTTGGGGCAGGGATCACAGGTATAGAAGAGGTAGTTAATGCTTTGAATATTGATAACAAGCAGGAGGTTATCCAGAATTGGTATATCCGGAACCAGATGGTTCCACCACAGCAACAGAAGGAACAGACAGAGCAACTTCAGCAAAAGTTTGATGTATTAGTTTCCCAGGCAATGCAGGAGGGTCCTGGTGGTCCGGCAGAAGAAGAGTTGGCTAATATAATAATGCAGGCACCGGCATTGGCAGAGAGTCCTTCTTTTAAGTCATTGCCACCTGATATGCAACAAAGGATTATTTCAGTAGTAGGATTAGTAGGTGGGCAGGAGCAAGAACAACAAAATGTTCAACCCAGGGCCTAAATGGGAATCTGTCCACCTATTATAATTAGATGTTAGTAGTACAACAGGGTAAACACTGGCTTTTGATGACAGAGAAACCACCTCCAAAGGTTGTTGCCAGGTTTGCAACCAGACAGCAGGCAGAGGCCCGGAGAAAGCAGATGGAAGGTGGAAAGAGAGTAATGAGGATTAAATAATGCATGGAACAACAACAAGTAGCATAAAGGTAGGATCCCAGGGAAGATTAGGTGGTAAGGCAGGAGATTGGAGAAGTTATGTAAAGCCTAAAGAGTGGGGTAAGCATGAAGGGAGGAGTGATTGGCAAAAAGCATTTGGTATGCATGGCAGAGATAAACCACGGCATTGGGATGAACCTTATAAAGGTGGAATTGGAGGTGTTAAGGATCAGTTCTTTGGTGAGGGTGCCCAAGGTTGGGCAAATGCAATTGGCTTTGTAGGTAATATGGCAAACCCTGGCCAAGCAATGTTAAAGGGAGCAGGGAACTATGCAATGGGACAGGCAGGTGTTCCACAGGGAGTTTCAAATTTAGTTACTGGATCTGGAAGTGGAATGCCATTTCAACAAAGTATGATTCCGGCATTGGGTCAAGCAGGTAAATATTTTGGTGGAAAAGGTGGTTCATTTCAGGATTATCTGGCAATGCTTGGTGGTGCAGGTGGAGGTGGACTTTTACAACTGTTGAAGATGTTTGGGAAGGGGCATTAGTACAATGCCAGTAGCAACTTTAAGTTCCGGTAAGAAAAAACATTTTGCCTATACAAGGAGTGGCCAGAATGCATATAAATCATATGTTAAAGCAATGGGTGTAGGTAGTAGAAGAAAGAAGAGGGGAAAGCATTGGGATAATGATGGTGTAGAATTTGATGAGGATAGATAACAGTGTCTGAGAGGACCAACTGAAAGGAGATAAAACATGAGTGAAATGCAAATAGTAGGTACAAATGTGTTAACTGTTGAGGAGCCATCTGAGACAATAGTAACAGGAAATATGTCTGTAGATCCTGATACACAAAATGATACCAACAAAGATGAATATAGCCCTGGTGATGGCTATGAAAAAATTGAGATCCCGGACTCAGCATTATTTGGTGAGGAGCAACCGGATCCAGATACACAGGCAGTGACCACAGAGTCACATGAAGAGGCCACAGCAATATCAGAGAATGAGGGTGAAACCGAAACGGTTAGTGATGATTCCGAGGAAGATATCCTCGTGTATGAAACAGATGACGGCACCCAATACACTTCTTCTGATATTGATAATTGGAGGGCTGACAGTATGAATCGGCATGAATGGCAAAAGTCCAATACGGAAAAAGCCCAGGAAATTGCTGATTCTAAACGGTCCTTGGAACCCTTTATGAAACTTATGGATAAGTTTAAGGGTTCGGAAGAGTTTGCCGACACGGTCAAAGAGGCCATTGTTGACGAATTAGGAGATGATGCAGGGCAACTGTTTGAACAGTCCCTGAAGGCAGAAAAGATGGATCTTCCAGAAGAAAGTCCTAATGTTCAGGAATCTAATGAGGTAACTGAACTAAGGCAACATAACCAACAGTTGGAAGCAGAGTTGGGTCTGAATGCACATTTATCAGTTCTAATGAATAAGCACCAAATAGATTCAGAGCAAGTAGACAAAGTTTTAGCCTTTGCTGTAGAGCATAAGCAAAAAACCGGGATTCTACTCTCACCAGAGGATGCTTATAAGGTAATGAACTATGACAAGCAAAAGGCTAAACCAAAGCCATCTGTACCGGTTAATGTTAAAAAGGGTGTTGGTGTAAAGGCTGATTCTCAGAAAAAACCTTTTACCTCTTATGAGGACATTGATATCAATAGTTTTTTTAGTTAAATAAATACTACTCTCTGGGGAGTATGGGGATACTGCTCCGGAGTGTGGAAAGGAGTTAGAAAATGTCTAACATAGTAACGTCCTCTTCCTCTTTATCTGCTCTTATACAAGAGTATTATATGCCTGAGTTGTTTGATCAGATTTTTAAGAAATCTCATCCACTTCTGGCATTATTGAAGGGAAAGGCAAAAACATTCAACGGTAGAGTTATATCAGTACCAGTTGAATATAATGATGGTGCAGGAGTAGCATGGGGTGATCAACACGGTCTTGGTTCTGCATACACACCGGAATATAAAGAGATTGCAAAATCAGCAACATACAATCCAACAATGCTTACCGGTCACTTCTTATTGACTAAAGCAGAAACACTCTTGATGAACTCTAAGCAGGCCATTAAGAACATTGTTTCAGCCAAGGTTAAGAATCTTCAGAAGTCCCTGGAACAAACAGTAGCAGAGAATCTCTTTGCTGTTGCCCAGGCTACCGATGCGTTTCATCCAATAGGTACCTTGTTGTCGGATAGTGATTCATTTGATATTGGTGGAATTGATGTTTCAAGTGATACCTGGTGGAAAACACCAAGTCTTGATGGAACTGACTTTGATGATACAGCCGGTGATGTAATCATTGAATCTGAGATGCTTGACAGTACAAAGGATACTTATATCCTGAGACTGTTGCAAAAGGGTGTTGCAAATTCCAGAGGTTATACTGGTGAGAATCCTGATATCATTGTCTGTCCACAGTTCATCTATGACTTAATTGAGAATGAACTTGATCCACGGAAACAGGGATCCAAGATGTCCGAGAGAATGGGATCCATGGGCTTTACAGGGTTGAACTTCAGAGGTATTGATGTAGTTGCAGATCAGGATATGGTCAATGCACAGGCAGATAATACCGATGGAAGGATCTACTTCATTAACACGAACTATCTCTATATGTTCTTCAATTCCGGAGCCAAGTTTACGGCATCCGATATGTTGGAAGACACAAGGAGTAATACATTCGTGCAGAAGGTACACACTTATGGGAATATGGTTGTTACAAACCGTAGGGCACATTGTGTTATCAGTACTGTGGCAAGTCCAACAGCATATGCACCATATGTAGGTGGAGCATAATACTTAACCCGAATTCATAAGGGTTAACAGTTTATAGGTACTGTGCCGGGGGTCATTAAAAGGCTCCCGGCAAAACCTTAAAGATTTTTAAAAAAGGAATGAAGATATGACTCCACAGGAAATGTTAATAATATTAGGCCACCGGCTTGAAGATCCGGAGGGTGACTTATTCACAGATAAAGTTAAGTACCTTTTTCTTAACAGGGCACAGCATAAGTTAATGAGACTTATACATCCACATTTAAGAAGAGGGCTTTTTGGAGGTACTCAAAAGGATATTGCACTGGATATTGATCTAAGTATGCCTACAGAATTCCAGTACTTTTTAAGTTTAAACGCTACAGGTGATGGTGGTTCTCTCAATCCTTCCCCATGGGGTTTTGAAAAGGGTGTATTAGGACTAAAAAAGTCAGGGGGTAGTTTTATCCGGAAGGTATCCTTTGATATGGTAAAGGATTCAGTTACTGGATATACATCATTCTCAACAACCGAGCCGGTTTATTTTGTTTGGAACCAGGGTCTACATATATATATGTATACTGGGAAAGTTGATGTTTTTTTTATAAAAAATCCGATTGAAATTGATGACGGTGTTACTATAGATGTAGGGGGTGATTGGGCCGGTAGTTGGGATCTAACATTTCACGATGCATTAGTAGAACTGGCAGAGGCAGAGTTATGGAGGACGGTAAACAATGAGGCCAGAATGAATATGGCTGAGCATAATGCAGGTGCAATGATATCATTATTAAATGGTATTCCTGCTACTAATGTATTAGGAGAGGGTATTCCTTTTGATTACTCAACATCAAGTAACCTTGTAGATCCTATTTATCCTCCATATTCATCCTGATAATTAAATGGGTGATGGTAAAAAAATAGATATTCTTGAATTTGGTGGCATCAACACATTTGGTGACCCAGAGGATTTAAATCCTTCTATTGCTACTGATTCCGAGAATGCCAGACCTATCCAGGGGAGACTCCAAAAGACATTTAGTTTAGGACGGATGAAGTGCTGTCCACCTGAGTTTGAGGGTGTTTCTGATGAATGTTATCCTATACCCACTTTTGACATTGATTTTTACAATGAGCAACATAGTACTAACTTTCAGGTAAAGGGTTTATACACATTCATATCTGATAAAATACCAGATGAATATAGATTTGTAGTAACATTAGTAGATCCTGATACTAATAGTATGAAAGTATACTGGTTTGCTTGTCAGGATCAGGGGATACCATTTATAATGGTAGATGATACTTGTTGTGTTCTTTGGTGTAATAATGAGACATTTCTGCCAGGTGATGAAATTCTAATATCACAAAAAAGGGATAACAGAGGTGATCTTGTCCCTGATACAAATGGTTCAGCACCAGGACCAACTGCTTTTACTATTGTAGATGGTTTTACTAATAGCGTAAGAGTTGGAACAGAAACAGTAGGGAAGGCATGGGGTGGTGATATTTTCCCATTTACAGGTCCATATGATCCAAATGATCCCTCATTTGATCATGGGTGTTATAATATAAACTATACAGGATATCATGCAAGTCACTTTAAGAAAACAGCAATTTCTACAGAATTTCCAGGATCAGTACCTGAAGTTCCAGGCGTAGACGACTGTGGTTTTAATGTAGGAACTTTTGAAAACCCTGTTCTCATTGCTAATGGATCTCTTGGTAAAACTAATGTATATGCAGTTGGTGGTACTGGTGGAAATTATGGAATATTTTGGGCATCAGGGGGGAATGCCGGTGGGATGAATCATCTGGAGACCACTGCATACACAACAATAGTTAATGAATCAATTGATCCGGGTGCATCAGGTGCGTGGCAAAGAATCAAGCGTATCCACCTGATAGGAATACAGGATGGTAGTTGTCGTGATCATGTCCCACCCAGTGAGGGAACAATGGCAGATTCTCAGATAGCAAAAACTAATGTAATGTATGCAGTATTAAGAACCAAAGAATATGACTCAGGTAATAACTATTCTGTTTATAGCCTATTAGAAATTAAGTTACCATATGGTGATGAGGCTGACCATGTAGATCAATTGCTATTAACTTCTCACATTGATCCTGCCGAAGGTGCCAACTATGGTGATATGGGATGCTCAACGGCACCCCTTGGAATAATAAAATTAGATGATAACAATTCTGTATATGAGGATGCTCAACGGGGTGTTTATAGGATATTAATACCTACAGAAGGTAGTGCTTTTGGTGTTAAACATCCTTTTATTAGAGTTGAATATGATGGCACAACTTCCACAGTATATAAAGGGGATCCTGCTACAAATACATATGAACACGTTTGTACCCCCCCACCTGATTTATCAGGAGATGACTTGGAATTAGCGAGTGTAAAGAGATGGATGTGGGATGGTAATATCCATTTAATTGCCGTCTATCGGGTTCTTTCGGGAGGATGGGAGGCACCAAATCCTAACCCCAAAATATATGTTTCAACAGCATTGCCGACCATTGGCACGGGTGCAGTTTGGGATGCTGTTACATGGCAGGAAATGGTAGGTGATCCATTCGGTGACTATGAGACAGATCACTGGGGTGCAGAAATTCATGATTTTGCCACTATGCCATATGTTCAAACTAACCTGTCCAATCAAGTTAATGTAGATTATAAACGGTATGAGCATCTTTTTATGGCTTATAGACTTGCTACCGAAGAAGAAGAAGATTTATATCATCAGTTTAAAGTTGGGATACCTGATTGGTTTTCATATCAAACAACAGGATATCCGGCCATTGCTAATATAACTGATCCATTATATAATATAAATCCTAACGGATTTGATCCTGGATGGATGCCACTGAGTGGTCCGGGTGGGGGTGAAGGTGAGGAAGGTATTTTTGATGATTATATACCGACAAATGGAGCAGAGACAATAAGTAGTTTAACAGCACTTGGGCCTACTCCAAATGCTTATGAAGACGATGGAGCAGTAGGTAGTGCCTGGGCCAGTTATATATTGTTTATAAATACACCAACTCGCAATGTTTCTTATGATCCGGGTACACCGGATGATTTTTTTGCAGGGAGGATCCTATCATTAAATCTTTTAGGTAGTATGCTTGTAGTAAATGATCAGGGGGAAGTTGGTGTAGGAAAAGTTATGGCCCCTACAGCACCAGGTGATGGTATATATATTAGTAAATATTCAAAATCATATATAGTCTGTTACGGGACTTCCCATACCTACTCCGGTGATAACCCTTGTCCAGTTGATCCTGCTGACCCAGATCAGATAACTATTAACAATGCAGATATATACCGTCATTTGGATATTGGTTGGAGATCAAATTATGGACTTTGGACACAAAGACAGGCCTCCTGTCGGACTGGATTCATTGACCTTACTGATTTTACTATTTATCAAAAGGATGCCAGGAATCCTATTGTACCTTCTTATGATGGTTTAAGATTTTTAGCAGGTGACCAGGCAGAAGCAATTATTTCTACTGATGATGAGCCAGTATACTGTACTCACGCATGGTTTGGGTGGATAGACAGAAAACTATTTGATGAAGTACAGATAGAGCCAATGTTCTATTTTTTTAGTAATGCTATTGATCCGGCATTCAAGATTGGTTCAACAGGTGTAACACAAACTGGGCAAGTGGTACATGATACAGATTCTCTAAAGTATGCCGTAAGCACTGTATATGATTCAGTTGCTGAAAGTTTATTAAGTGATGAGCATTCATTTATAGGTCACGAAGATGGTGACAGAGATATAGCACAGTGCAGGCTCCATATGACTATACCTGTAGATCTAAATACTATGAACAAGAGGATCACCGGACTTAGAGTATATAGATCAGGAAGATATGCAGGACATTGGGAACCTTATAGGCAGATCAAGGAAGTAAATTTTATTATAAGGGCAACTGAAGTATCAAAAAGAAATTGCCGATTATCATCTATCCGGGCTGATACGGCATGGCTCTGGGATCCAAATGCTGATTTATTTAATACATTGCAAACTGATGATTCTGCATCCTGGATAATTGATATTGGACATAACGCAGGATACTCTAATACTGTTAAGAGTATTGGTGCCGGTGGTGCCCAACCAGTTGTAGGTAAGGCAGACCGTGGAATGAGCCTTACTGACGATTTGGATCAGGGTGAAGTTAAGGCATATGTAACATCTACTTTTGCACCTCCAATAAATGGTGTAGAAAGACCTGATTTAGATATAGGACTTCAGGGGGATCATAAATTTTTGCGTATAGGTGAAGAGTTTATTCAAGTTACAGGAATCGGGGACTATCTTAGTCCACAGGCAGTAGGTGAATTCACACTCCCTGCGTGGGATTCAACAGATGAAGGCTTAACTGGTATCACACTTACTTTTAGTGTGGGTGGAGTTGTTGGTGACTATTTTGAAAACGGTGATGTTTTTAGACTTCCAACAGCAGAGGCAGACTCTCATAGTTGGGAGTATTATAAAATAACATCACTTGATGAGGTCGCAAATAGCATTACATTTGATAGGGGATATAATCAAACCATTCCCAACCCAATGGAGTATGTCGGATCCACCATTGAGATTAGAGTAGTAGAAGAAGGTAATGATTCAAATAATACACTTCATATTTCCAGGGGTTGGAATGAGGATTTTTCTGAGCAGGATATGGATACAATTCCTTTAGTTCATACTGAGGGAACACATATATTTACCACTATAGATTATAATTCTGGGTATTGGAAATGTGAATCACATAATGATTTTAACCATGATCATTTCCAAATTGAATGGAGATTATATAAGTGGATTTGGAGGATCTATGGTGGAGAATGGGAACGGAGGGCACAAGGACCTAATGCCACCTGTGGTAATAATTCTGTAGGATATGTAAGAGTAATGCCTTCACCAGATGATGACGGCAATTTGTCTTTAAAGCCATGGCTTGATAGTAATGGTGATGTTGATATTATCCCATTACTGGGATACTCTTTGGTAACAAAGGATACGGATCTTGATAATGATGATATAATAGATCATACTGCAAGAGGTGCTTTCAGGGTTGATTTTCTTGGTGAGTATAATGAAATTGGTCAGTTTGCAATGACTATGTTAGGTGGTAACACAGGTGGTGTCCCATGGACCTGTGACTCTGAGATCCAGGCAACTGAAAATATTTTAGAGACTGACGAACCAGGAAAATGGGAAGTTACCATTGTGGATGACGGTGCTATTCAGTTAGGAGAGCATCCATATGAAAATGAAGTTTCTATAGATATAAACCCACGATATGCTAAGATTATAAAAGGAAGGCTGTTTATGGGGGCTTTAATTCTTGATCCAAAAGGAAAAGCAGAGGCCCATCCTGATTGGATAGCATACTCAGCGTTATATGCTTTTGATGTGATGCCTGTGAGTAATGTTATTTCAATGTCAGACCGTGAGGGTGGAGAGATTACAGGGCTTGCAGAACTATTTGGGAGGCTTATTGTTTTTAAACCACAGGCTATATTTGTATTAACCATTAATGATCCGTCTTATCCGGCAGGATGGTCCCGTAAAGAAAGTAAAATGAATATAGGTAATGTAGCCCCAGAAGGTATTGTAGAGGTTATGGATTCTGTATATTTTGTTTTCATTGATGGAATATATAAGATTGATGCCAATACAGTTGCATCTACATCAGATACCCCATCTGAGTTGGCTAAAATAACACATGATATTGAGGATGAATTTTTAAGGTGTGATGATCTTACTAAGGTTAAAGGTGCATATAATCCAAAGAAATCAGAGGTTATATATACATGGCAGGAAACTACACCAACTTTTGGTCAACAAGATGTTATAGAGGAGAGGGTGTGGGCATATAGTATTGTTAACGGATCCTGGAGAAGGTTAACAGTAGTAAAAGAAGATACATACCCGGAGACAGATGTAGAAATGGGTATCATAGCATCTGATTATCAGGGGGTGCCAGTTATATATGATACTATTGATAATTCAATAAACGGGTTTAATGAGCCTGGTGCAACAGGGTTAAAATGGAAAAGCAAGAGATTTGTGCTTGACCTTCACCAGAAAAAATTAATCAGATATATGATGGCACAGTTTACAGGGGAAGATCCTCTGTCGGCCACGATAATTCTTGATGATGTGACTAAATTTGTTAAGAGTGATATACCACATGGTAGTGGCACTTCAAAACTTAGTGAATTCGCGGTAAAAAGGTATGCAAAAAAAATTCAAATAGAACTGGAGACAAGAGCAAGTGAAGATGATTTTTCACTTGAGAGACTCCAAATAGAATTAGGAGAATAATTATGGACCCAATGACAATGTATTTAATAGCCCAGGGTGTAGGAGCCGGTGTAAAAGCATTAGGAGGTTTAACACAAAAAGATTATGGTGATACGGCAGTTGGCAGAAGAATGCAGTTTATGTCAGAGCATGGAGCAATGACACCTGGCCAGGAGGCCAATCTTATTAACCGTTCAGGGGCCACAGCAGGTGAACTGTCCCAGAGGAATTTATCTGATGTCCAGGGTATGCAGATAGCATCTGGGATGGGACCCGATTCTATTGCAACTCAAAAGGGGTATATGGATGCCCAATCAGATGTGAACCGAACTCTAACAGATTATGCCAAAGATATTTATCAATCAGAAGAGGATGTTAAACATAAAGCAAAAGGTGCTTTAGCAGAAGGGTCAGATGCTGATGCAAAAAGGAAAAGAGATACAAAGATGCAATTATTAAATGACTTGGTAGGTATGGGTACAAGTTATTTAGGCAGTAAGGCGGACGGATCAGCCGATATGAAAGCCCAATACCTTAAAATGGCACAAGAAGGCTATGATCCACAGAAGGTTATGTATCAAGGGAAAAAGATTGGCTATGGACCAGGAGGACAACCCACGATGGCAGAGCAGGAAAAAATAAAAGCAACTGTAACGGAATACATACAAGGTATGGATGATAAAGAAAGGGCAAAAATACTACCATTGTTACAACAAATATATCCATGGTTATTTCAAGAGTAGGAGTATATTATGGGCAAAATAAAAAAGAAAAAACAATATAAATTTGAGCCATTAAAACTTTCAGAGTTATATACAATGCCGTATGATACAGCCAGGGTTGAAAAAAGGCAATTGAAAAAAACAGAGGAAAAAACTAAGGCTGATAAAATAAAATATGAGGCCAGTGAAGAAGGGATAAAAAAGAAAAAAAAGAAAAGAGAAACAGAAGAGATCCAGGCAGATATTAAATTAAAGAAGGCAAAGAGAGAATCAAGTCCTAAAGGGGATTTTGACAGATATTTAAAGGATGCAAGTAATTATTTTGGAGAAGGATGGGATTTGTCAACTGTTGATAAGGAACAGGATGGTGAATTTTTTAAAGAAAGAGTTGTGCTTGATAGACCAGGGCCTGGGGCAGAAAAAGCAAGAGAGGCCTATTCTGCATATGTAGACTCTATGGGTGTTGCACAGGATGCTATGGATCTCGGAATGACTACTCCGGAAGTCCGAAAGATGTATGATAATACTGAATCAGAAATGAAGGAACATCTAAATTCCATATTTGAAGAAGAATTAGATAAGATGCAAAAAGAGGCTCCAGGTAGTGGAGACATTGCTAATAGAATGGCCACTAAAAAAGCACTTATTAAGTTTGTGGGTCAACATGGTAAAAAAGGAAAACAGTATTTAGCATCACAAAATATTAAGTTCTAATGACTGATTTTTTTGAATCGGCCCGAAAGTATGGATTTACGGGTCCCCAGGAGAAACCAAAGAACAAACTGGATCTAATACTGGATGAGTCCAAAAAGGATCTGGCGAGGGCAAAACTAAGACATCATACACTTATAAACTCTGATGATCCCCATGCCACATTAAAACAATTCCAATCTACTGAGAATTCTGTTAAGGATGAAGATCCTGGGATACGGAAAAAAGTTTTAAACAATACTTATAGTACACAACTCACCAAGGATGATCCGGAAAAGGCAGGGTTTTATGAAGGACTTTGGTATTCCCTTGCAGAAGGTTCAGCAAGACTTGGCCAGGGGATGGCAAGTTTCCCAGGGTTTATATATAGTTTTGTATCTATTCCACAAAATTATCTGGCAAAACTTCCAGGACTTGAGTTTTTAGATAACTCTGCAACGGCTGAATATCTTACCAATAATCCTGTAGCAAAATATTACAAAGACCTTTCTGGTGAATACCGGGAGGTGAATAATCGGTATGATAAACAAATTGTTGATTATATAAAAGAAGGTAAACTGGATTCGGCATTAGGTTTAACGGCCCAGGGGATTGTCGGGTCCATTCCATATACAGCCTCACTGATTGCAGGTGGTATGTATGGTGTTCCTGCAAAACTAATGGTACCTACTGTTACTGTAGTATCTGGTGGTGAAAAATTAGGTACACTTATGGAAGAACAACCGTCAATGGATTTTAATGTAAAAGTTATGAATGCACTTGTAGATGGTATGGCTGAAGGTGTGTTTGAGCAAATGGGATCTGCCGGAATAGGCCGTACATTGAGACAACTTTCAAAAGATCTCTACAAACAGGTGGGTAAGGAAGAGGGTGAAAAGATATTAAAGAAGACAATCTTTGAAGTATTCAAAAACCGTACAAACAGGTTTATTGCCTTAAAGAGTGCTAACCAGGAGGGGTTGGAAGAGTTCTCTACAACTGTTATGCAAAATCTAAATGCACAATTAACAGGTGAGGACCCTAATAGGGATCTATTCCAGGGAGCCATAGATAGTTATATTGTAGGAGCAGGAGCAGGTTACACTATAACAAAACCAAGTGCTATGGCCATTAATAAACAGAATAAACAAAGGGAAGAACTTGGGGAGGCTATAGAGTACAGGAAAGGGGTCCGTGAAAAAGTATTATCTGCAATGGATCCTGAAGGTGAGGTGCAACTGGAAGATGTCACAGACCAGGAATTTAAAGACTTTGTTTCAACCCTATCCAAAGAAGAACAAATGGAAATGGGCATTGAAGAGGATCTGGTAGAGGGTGGTTATAAGGTTGAAAAAGATACCATAATCCAGAGACAGATGAAAAAAAGGAGTATCGGGAAATTAAAGGAAATGAAGGACCCGGTAGCAACTAAAGCAAAGAAAGACCTTATCAAGTATTACCAGGATAAGGATAACCCACTGAACCAGATCAAGGATCTCCCGTTTTTCCAAACACTTATGGATGAGGTTGATGAAGGTGTACTGACTATAGAGCAGGCCAGGCAGAAGATGATTGATGCCGGTTTAGGTGATGAATCAGATCCTGCCGGTGTAACAGTACATGGTAAAACTGTTGCAGAGTTCACAGGTAAAGTAAGAAAGGCAGTCAGTAGAATATTTGCCGGTCAAGAGCCAGTGACAGTAGTTGAAGAAGAGGCTGAGAAATATTATAAGGCCATGGCTGAAATAGATCCAAATTTTGAAAGTAAGATATCAGAATGGAGGAATAAATATGATGATAAAAGATATAGGCTCCCCACAGAAGAAGGAGAGAAAGGCACCTGGGAAAAACCAGGAGAGCAGGAACAACAGCAGTCGGACCTTGAATGGTTCTCGGACAGAGCAGTTGAGTATGCGATGCACAATAAACTCCCTCAGAAAGCAGGGACCCAACTACGGAAGATTCTTGATAGATTTGCAGAATATGCCAGAGTCATCCTCAGACAGGCCCACAGGCTCCGAAGAGAAATAAAGGCAGGCAATGTATCAGAGGATCTGATCCAGGCCCTGGAAGAGGCAACCACACCGGAGGCCATATCTAAAAAGGTTACTGAGGCCAGTGAGGCCTATGCTAAAAAGGTAAAGACCAAAAAGAAAAAAGGTCCAAGTTACCGTTTAACAGAGAAATATCAATATCCAGAAGGAATGAAAGCCGAGGATATGGCTAAAATTCCAAGAGGTGAGCAAAAAAGAAAATTGTCTGTAGGAGAATCCAATGAGGTCCAAGAACTTGCAAAAGATATTTTTGGGACCACTGAAGATCCCAGGGAGGCAGGTTATATATTAAATGATGGGACCATGCTTGATTTCTCAGGAAAGAATGAAGGTGGTAGTTCAGGGATGAGAAATTATGATCACCGGGAGATTAACCGTGTTGGTGATGATACAGAGGGTGTAGGTGGTGATCCTAAGTGGGATGATGTAGGTATGAATGAATTTATAGATAGTGGTGCCATACGGTGGATGCCTGAGTCTAATGCATTTAATTTTATGGGAATCCCAGAGAATGCACAATGGGCACAGATAAGAGAAATGGTAATAAATGATGCCGGACTTGTTAACCCGGAATATATACAAGTAGAAGCCGAAACTATGGGTGCCCGATATGATGAAAGATTCTACAGTGAATATGATAAAGGGACTCCCTATGAAACAATAAAACGGGATATTCTTAATTATTTTCGTGGTGGAAAAGGTCCTTCCATAACACAACAGTTTCACAGTTCTTACAGGCTATCAATAGAAAAAGGATTAGAAAAACTCAGGACAAAACCTGCTTTAAGATCTCCAGGGAAGACTGAAACTTTAACAAAAAGCCAGATAAAAGTTAGAGTTAAAAGAATAATAAAAGATACTCTTCCCCGTTTGTTAGATATGAAGAAGAATAGACTTGAGCAATTTGAAGAATCATTAAGTTGGTATGGTGATGATTTTATTAAGACTATAGATATTGCCTCACAAGAAAATGACTTAGTTAAAGAACATCAAATAATATTTACTGCTTTAATTGCTATTACATCCAGTGGTCAGAAGGTGCCTGTGCAATATAATGATACAATTGATATTATGAATGAGTATAAAAGGCTCGGCAGACTGCCCATATATGAGGGGATGACTACTGGTGAAGTTCCTATTAAACAGTTAGTGGTAAAAATTAAAGGCAGAGAAAAACCTTTGGGTGCCAAAAGACCTGGAAATATGGGATTATCTGTAAATAAATTACAGGTTCTTATAGATGAGTTTGGAATATATGGTGCTGAAGATTGGTTGACAAAAAAACATTTTGGTAAAGAGTTAAACAGGATCCACAGAAAAGCCGGTGCAAAAGGTAATCAGAAAGGTACCTTAAATACTCAAAGATACCGTGGTATGATGACCTTTGGTCCTAAAGTCGGTCCTTTTGGTTTAACTTTTTGGAATAAAACTGATATTCCTGTGGTTGACTCTTGGATATCCAGATGGCATAACAGGATAATGGGTACTAAGTTTAAAGATTTAGTAGAAATAGAATCACCAAAAAATGATCCAGAAAGAAATCTTATTATTGAAGAGTTAAATCAACTTAGAGATATTTTTAATAAAGAAACGGGAAAGGATTTTAGTATATCCCAAGTACAGGCACTTGTCTGGTATGCTGAAAAGTTATATTATAAAGATAATGATATTAACTATCTTGAAGGTGTAAATTACAGTAGGAGTGCAAATGAAAGAGCAACACAAAAAGGCTATAGCAAAGACCCTCAAGGACAGTTACCTGTGGAAACTGCTCCAGGCAAAAAGTCTAAAAGCAAGAAAGAAAGTAAAGGAAAACTACCTGAAAAAGTACAGGTAGAACCGTCCTACCGATTAGGTCCCACCTGGTATTCCAGGGCAGAGAAGACCGTAGAGTCAAAATTCCCCCCAACCATGGTGGGGATGTCAGTTGAAAACTGGCTCAGAAATAACCAAGTAAAACCAGAAGAGATAGAGTGGCTTGATATAAGTTCCCTAACTAAGGGTAAAAAGAGAGTCACCAAACAGGAACTCTTAGACTATATCAATGCTAATAAAATTGAGGTTGAGGATGTGTTCAAGGGTGGTGGATCAGTAGAGGCAGATGTAACATCTTATAGTGAGCAGGAATTAGTAGACCAGTTTACAGATCAAGAGGGAGAAATATTATTAGATGAGGAATTCATGGAATTTCTTGATGATGGTATTTATCACTCATTTGAAATATATAAACTCAAAGATAAAGAGAATTCTACATTTCTATTATATACGGATGAAGATTATGGTAATTATAGTCTTGAAAAAATAAAATGGGATCCAGATTGGAAGGGATATAGATCGGTATCACTTATGGACAGAAACATACAGGATATGGATAAAGCAGTAGCATTAATGGGTATGCAGTCAAGTGAGTCACCTCAACACGCACTATACCAACTACCAGGAGAAAGTGAAGGCTACCGGGAACTGTTGTTAATTTATCCAGATAAAGGAAAAAAATTCACTTGGCACTACTCTTATGGTGAAAATGCAGATGAAGATGGTGTTGATGTTTTTGATGATTCAGTTCCCGATCCTGAAACTGGTATGGGAACTCTCAGGGGTAGTTTTAAAACATTAGAAGAGGCTAAATCATTTATAAAAGAATTAGAGGCAAAAGAAGGTAAGGCCAGGGAACCTTTTATAGTACCAGATGCTCATAAATATACTGAAGAGAATATTATGGCCCACATAAGATTCAACACCAGGATCTCACCAACTGGAGAGAAGATCTTATTTCTTGAGGAATTCCAATCAGATTGGCACTCAAAAGGAAGGGAACAGGGGTACAAAAGAGATATTCCAGATGATGAAAGAAAAGAGGTTAGAGAACTTTCGGCTGAACATAAACATTTATCCTCAAAGATAAAAGAATTAGAAACCAGTATAAAAGAAATCACTGGAGATATAGGTCCGTTAGACCTGGATTATGCCAAATTCCCTCGGTTAGAAGACACAGAAGGAACTGATGCAGATATAGCATTATTCAATAAATTGGCAAAATTAAAGAAAAGAAGGGCAGACTTTAAAAAGGACCAGAAACAGGTAAGAAGAGAAATGAGAGCCATAACTGTTACCTGGGGAAAGGTCCCTGATGCTCCATACAAGGATAAAGGTTGGGTTGAGTTAGTGGCCAAGAGAATGCTCA